AGGTATGGCGCAAGCATCGACGCAGTATCCCCGGCAACAATGTATGACCCCGAACTTCCGGCCATATCAGACCATTGTACCCTGACCGAATCCCAATAAAGGAACTTGTTTTTCTGCACCGAGAATATCAACAAGCCATTTCGCTTCCCGCTGCTGAATGTCGCAGTATCCCCAACAATGGGAGGCATGAAACCCTTAGTGGCTCCGTACCTTGGGCCGATGCTGAAGTATGCAGCGGTATCCGTGACAGCGTTGCGACCGACCGACATTTGATTACGGAATACATAATCCGGGACGGGATTAATCTGTTGAGCCTGAGACCATATCGTCGAGGTCAACAAAATGGTAATAGATAAAAGCCTTCTTAATATCATTTTACAAACAATTTAATTATTTCTCCAAAATTCAAGTTACCGTCAAACCATATCCGCTGATTGAACACATCAATGACGCATTCACCCGGATTCACAGACCCAACCGTAGGTATGTCCGTTATGGAAGTAGAACCACCAACAGATGTACTATAAAAGTATTGGCTATATGGCTCGTACAATGACGATTCCATTGTGCCGGTAATCTTTGTAATGTCGTTTATCGAATAAGAAGCCGCTATCGCAGGCAAAGTCGGAAAAGCAGTCAATGACACAGCCTGACTAAAAGCATAGTACACATCATCAATTATCACATAGTAGCCCTTTTTAAACTTTTCCTCACCTAACTGGTAACGAGGATACACCGTATCGCCCGTAATAACGAGTTGTAGTTGATTTGAGTACAATGGGGTGGTAACTATGGTAGTTCCCCAAGAAGCGGCATTTACGGCTGCCTGAAGGCCATCCCTGACATCTTCTGTGGTATCTCCCACCTGAACCTTGTACTTAGCAACAATTTGGTCAAAGTACAATGAGTAAACTATCCCAACAGTCGGAGTTGATCCGAACTCAAAAACCATTGTCCTCTCGGTGGACGGAAAAAAAACAATCTCATCCACTACCGGAATCAAATAGTTGCTTGACGATATGGTGACCTGCTTTATGCTGTAATGCTCATACGTGTAAACTGTTTTATTTACAGAGCCACCAAAAGTCTGACTGTGCTTTAAGCCAATACCATTCCTGTCCACCACCACCACATCATCCGCATAGATGCCAAAGATGGGTAGGTATGGCTGTACCTCAGTAACAGTAAATTGGTATGACTTGTACATCAGTTTACATATATGACCAAAATCCACTCTCCATCACCAAGTGCCATCCCGAACTCAAAGCTTCCAGTAGCACTCGTGTATTTCACTTGACTGCCGGTAGGAGTACCGGTTGTAATAATCTCCAAGCCAATACCGTTTCTCCGAACATCCAACACCTCGTCATTAATGATTGCAGCATTGGAAATGGTTGTCTCCCCTCCCGTAGCATTGTATTCCCAAGCATCTACATCAATTCCTCCAGGATCAGGAGCCGTTTGAACAAATGTCGGATCCGATGTCATAGTCATGCTCATCGAATATGTAGCACTTCCTCCGGCTTCCGTCTCAATAGTAAAGTCATCAACAAGACAGTTTACCTCGTATGACTTTGAACTACCATTCGGGTCTGTGATAACATATTTAGTCAATACCTTCAGGAAATTCAACTGGTAATCAAGTATCTCAAGTGGTCCGTAGTTGCTTGCACCCGGATTCAGTTTTATTAATCCCGATGTACTGATAGTTCCGGTAACCCGACCGTATTCGAATGACCTCCATTTACCGCTGCTGTACGGAGCCAATTCTATCTTATCAGCAGTTATGTTAATAGTGGCAGAAGTACCACAGGCAATAGGGTAGTATGCACTACCTAATTTGTGGTATATCACAATGCCATCTGCCTTTACTATATCTGACATTTCTGCTTATTTATTCAAAGTATATGTCCCACTTATGCGTATCTGTCGTCCCCGGCAAAATTGAATCATCTACATCTTCATCCCAAATTTCTACAAGATCAGCACTCCATGTATTGTTCATGAAGTCCATCTCTCGCATATTCAGAATTGCATAGGTCTTGTCTGAATCCTCTGCAAATCTAATGGTATTCATCAAACCTATGGGATACCTTAGTCCATCCCGCTCCCACTCTAAACCAAAGAAATTACCCTCAATAATATTCCGGTATCTGCGATTATAGAACCAGCGAGCCAAGGCATGATGCCTTTTAAATGGATATGGTCCGGATGGGTAGTCCCTTGGATTCCACAATACAGATGTCAGCGTTTCACCATCTGACAGATATATTGTGCCTTTATGATTTTCGTATCCATCGTCAATAAATATCTCTGATTCAGAATACTTATTGACATTCTTGCCAATGGTGTACTTGTGATAATCCCCTTTAACAATCTTGGTCCGTAACTGATTAAGGGGAGGAGTTACCTCAAACGTCAAATCCTTAAACCGCTTCCAAAAACGTCCGGCAGGAAAGAAAACATACAACCCAAATGTAAATTCACCATCAGCAGGTACACCATTGGTACTTAGTGTCACCTCCTGATATTCTTCATCGTCTTTATTGGTAACAATTCTTGTAACAGTGAAGCCAGCAGTCTCTATTGTGCTAACCCATTCTCCGGCAGGTGTCATGGAATAGTATGCGTTCCCATCGGTTTTTAACCGGGCATACATACATACTTCGCTGTTCCCAACAATTCCTGACTTCAGTTCACCCCATAATTGCTTAAATGTTATCTTGATTTTGTCATTGGCAGAAATCCTGATAGGCTGCGCTCGTATCAATGATGAATTTGCATCCTCTACTTCAACCTCAACATAATCATCTTCAAAGCCTACTCCGTAAATTAGTTCCCGGAAAAACTCTTTTGTACTTGTAGTATATGAACCACCACCATTGTCAATCAGATGATCCCAGTCATCCACAGTCCATGTGAACTCATACTTGTCATCGACAAGGATTTCCCCAATGAATGTACCGGACATAAAATCCTGATTCTTTAATACCTGCACAAACGGGGTAAACGAAAAACTAACGGTTGTTTCCTTAGATGGCTTTAGCAAAGTCTTGAGCATCTCTGGCATAATCGGCTTTACGATGCTATCGCCTCCGACATCTGCCATATATCTGTTCAAAATATTGCCCCGCTGCCCTATCGAAGGCTTATTGTTCTGATAGCCATAAAGTACCCCGGATTGCGGAATAAACAACTCAGGAACCCTTAGCACCCACCATTGACCTTGGTACTGAAATATGGTCTGATTGAATGCCGAGTTTATTTTCTCAAGAACAGTATAGCAATCCTCATAAGTATCAGGCTCCGGAACAAATGTCAGCGCATCTATCTTGCATTGATCCAATCCAGTCTGCTTGCTTCCGGTGTTCATTCCGGAATAGAATAAATTGCTGATGATGTAGGAAAAGGTAAATGACTGCGCAGTATTATGAACACAATAATTTATCAACTCCAATGGAGTATATCTGCCAAGGATAGCATTGCCATCAAAGTCTTGTAATGGTAATGTTTTTAGGCTACCAAATCCATCGTCTGCCCTAAGCGTTATGATATGGTTCTGCGCTATCCAAACCTCGCTCATATCCTCCTGAGACACTATCCCATACCAATATGGAGAATGGCTCCCATAGGAGAATACAACCTTCATAGCCTTGTCGTTATCCTCCACTAAAAAGTCTGAAATATTAACCCCGCTTGCAGATGCAAGTACCTCTATGGTAGCCTGCTGGGGGCGTATAGGCTTGAATAAGTCAAGGTCATTGTTAAACTCGTTAAGAACAAACGGTCGCTGAGACCCGTATATCTTAATCGGTTCCCCACTGTAAATGTCATCGTCCACAATGAATTGCAGTTTGCATAGCAAATCATCAACATTTGTGAACTCCATTATGAACTTTACAGCCATTATCCTACTCTGTTTATCCGGGCATTAGACCTCGCCAATACGCCTACTAAATCCTGACCTCTTTGCACAAAGGTAACATTGCCTTGAATAGCAAGACCACCTGGCCCTACGGCAAGTCCTCCACCTAATCCGGGGCCTATTCTTGGGGCAGCTGTGCCAAGTAATCTGCTTGCTACACCTGCTGTTCCTGCCCCTGATCCGGGAGCAACAGATTCAGATATTGCACGTATTGCAGTCAGCAATGCCAACTTTGCTAATTCCTTTAATATTGTTTTACCAAGTTCTTTTAGTGCTGCTTGAAAGTCCTCGATTGCAAGTTGTCCATCTTTGAATCCATCTATAAAGTCATCAATAAAACTGCTCAATGATCTTTGTAGTATGCCTGCAATATCTTGAATAATTGGATTTAATTGTTCAGTACGTTCTTTAGCCAAAGCCAATTCAAGATTATACTTCTTAAAACTTTCTATTAGTTCAGGTGGTATATTTAGTGGTAATTCAGTCCCCTTTAGTTTTATGGTTTTTGGAATAGTCCTTTCAAGTTCTTTTAGCGTTTCATCAGTAAAATCAAAGATTGGAGTAAATCGAATGCGTCCTGCTTCAAATCTTGTATCTTTTAATTCGGTCTGGACTTCATTAATGGCATCTTTAGCCCTCAAATCAATTTTTAGACCCAATAATGGCTGCTGCAATTTATCAATGGCAGCTTCAATCCTAATTATTTCTGACTTTATTCTTGCATACTCATTCGTTAATTCAGAAGTTGTAGCCAGCGTTTGCTTTAATGTCTCTAATTCAAACCTGTATGCTGCTATTCTATCTTGTACCTCTTTTTTTCTTCTTGCTTCCTCATCAGCAAGTTTCTTCAATCTTTTCTGTTCTTCATCTCCTGTTTGATCTGGAGCTTGTTGGCCAGTAACAAGACCATTTAATGCAAGGATTTCTTTTCTTGTCTTTAGTAATTCATCAGAAAATACTTTAGTCTGCTTAGTAGCACTTCCAATACCTTTTGCAATATCTAAAATTGGCTTATCAATACTTCTAAAAAGTATTCCAGTAGCAATATATTGTAGGTCGTTTATCCATGTTTGACCTTCTCCTGTTACTAACTGATTAAATTTAAGGGTTTCTTTTAGCCTCTTTTCTTCTTCTGCTGCTACAAGTTTTATTAAAGCAGATTCACGACCCTTTAATTCTATGTATTTTAATAATTCCTCTGTTCTCCCTTGAATTAAAGAGGTGCTTTCACCTAATAATATGTTTTCTCTTGATAAGTCTTGTAATACTCCAGGCGCAATACGCTTTAACTCATTGTATGAGTTTATTCTTTCAAATGATGTCTTATTTGCATCAAGCATTGTATCAACAAGCAACCTGATGTTTTGTGCATCTGCCAATGTTGCTGCTGAAGATTCCGCTGTGGCTTCTTTTAGCTTTATCCTTGCTAATGTCTCTTTATCTACAAGATCAAATACGGTATTTATGGCATTGGCAAGTGAGCCGTATTGCTGTACTAACCCTACAAGTGCTGACGATATTACGCTAAAAGCAATACTCAATCCACCTGCACCTAATAATGCGCCACCTAAAGACTTAATTGCTTTGTTTACACTCCCTGTTTCCTGCACTAATGCCTGAAACTGATCTAACGCTACCGGTATGTTGTTTGAGATAGCAATGAATCCGAATGGTAAATCACGTACAATCTGATTTGCACCGTATAATGCAACCCTTGCTCTCCTTGCTGATTGATCTACTTCACCGAGACCTTTTGACAGATTCCTGCTTGATGTTGCTGCCCGGTCTTGCTCATTATTAGTTTGCGGAACTATTTTGGTTAGTTCCTTGAACTCTTTTTTTACCCTCTGTAATTCGGTGTTTAACGCAACATAGGCCTCTACTAACTCTTTTTTCTTGACAGCATCGTTAGTATTTAAGGCTGCCTTTTCTACTGCCTTTAATGCCTTAGAGACTTCTTCTGCGCTGGCTGTACCTTGGTTCCCGAATTCAGATAAACTGTTCTTTATTGTCGCAAGCGAACGGACAAAAGCAGCATCATCTGCGCTTATCTCAATTACCAGTTTGTCCAGTTCCGCCATCTTCTATCGGTTTTAAGTAGCCAGCACGTTTGTATCGTTCAATAATAAGCAAATTCTCGATATCCTGCTCTCGGCTCAATTTTTTAGTGTTACTATCCTCATCAAATGGCAATGGGAGGAACTTAGTCAGATCATTCGTGACCGACTTGCTTCCTCCCATTACCTTGACTATCGTATGCATAAGCAGTCTTGACTGCCTCCAACCTTCTATCGCTGCTCTCTCATGTGCTTCTCTTGCGGCTACAAATTCCCAATGTAGCATACAGTAAAAGTCGTGAGGAGTGATTCCCATGCTTCCTACCGCATAGCCGTATAACTCCCGGTAATCTACTTCTCTTGTGTCAGAATTTTTTTTTCCTCTGACCCTTCGCTCTTCTTCCTCTTGGCCTGAGAATCGTTGAATGCCTGCCAAATATCTGAGAACAACTTGTCGTTTTCCGCATAGGCTACATCCATGAAATCCAAGAAGTCTTGGAATGTCATTTCTGCCTCCTCCTGCTTATAAAGACACCAGTTAAGGTATCCTTGCCAAGCCATCTTTGTAATGGTGGCAGCAGTTAGAAAGTTTTGCTGATCCTCAGTTTTGACCGCATTACTATCAAAGACCGAAAAAGCCGACATTCCCATCAAGGCTTGAAAGCCGAATCGAATGCCAATAGTTTTCCCTTCCGCAGAGATTAACAGATTACCGCTTGACATATATCGTAGTTTTGAGCTTAGTAGCTTGTATCGAGAGTACCGGTCATGGTCAGTTCACCGCTGAAGGTAAGGGTAGCACCGGCATCACCAGTCAAATCCAAGGAGGTAACATAGGCGGTTCCAGCAGTATAAAAGTTAGCGCCGGAAGTACCATTGTAAATCCTCCAATACAACAGCGTACCAGCGTTCATCCAGTTCAACATATTCTTGTATGTGACCTGAGCCGCAGTAGGTGCTGTTTCGCAGATAGCAGCAAAAGGAATGGTAACCTGGAGGTTGCCAAGGCTTACGCTGATACCGCAGAACGTTTCAGTTGACGTTACATCACGGGTCATGTTAGTGCCGGTAGATGTAAGGCAAACGAGGGTAGAATAATTCACCCCGTCAACTGACAGTTCTAAAGGGGCGTTGATTGAATCAATAGCTGCCATTTATTGTCTTTTTATTGGTCTTGTTGTAGTTCACACCTGAATCGCTCTATCTTTCGCAGAACCCATTTGGTATTGTTCTGCTCAGACAGATAGGCTGAAGATTCACGGTACAGGTTGTTTACCGAGAACCCTGCATCCAAAGTCAAACCAAATGTTGCAATCCCCGGCATCAATATACCCTTGATGGTATTTGATATCGCATCCACAACGTCCTTGGTCATTCCTCTATTTTGATGATGACAAATGTCAATCACAATGACGCAACCTGTCACAAACTTACTATAATTTCTCCTATCATCACCATACTGATTACCAAGCACTATAAACAGATTAGGTGCTGTGTCTGAGGCAAACTCATCGTAAACGGGAATAGTTGTCCCGTTATACGTTACGTTCCCATCCAACGCATTGAACACAGCCTTCCTAAATACCCGTTCCGGGTCTTTGTATATCATCAGATTTTTCTTAAAAGTCTTTTCAAACGCTTCTTTATCTTCTCCCTTGCATCCAAGTAAGGTTCAAGGAAGAACCCACGGCCATTGTTGATTGGTGAATATCCATCGGTGTCTGCCTTTATCGGATGTCCTACCAACTTCCGGTAAATAGGATACCAAGCCTTTTTCACAATGCCTTTCTTAGCTGCCCACCGGTATATGTTCTCTTTGGCCGTTAAACCGCTGCTGTTGCTCTTAATACCCTTGAACTTGGCTGCATACTTCTCAAAGTACCTACGCCCCTTAAAACCGCCTCTAATTCCAAATTCGGCAAACGCTGAATGCTCTGCATCTGATCTAAACTGTACCGTATTACTAACCCTTACAACGACAATACCTTCAGCCAGGTCTCCAAAAGTATTACTGTTTCCAATATTGGCTTTTGCCTGCGCAGCAGCAACCTTTAACTCCTCCTCGCAAATGTCAATAGCACGTAGCTTCAGTTGGTCAGGTAAAACACGGAAGATATTGGCTATCTCCTTATTGTTCTTGATTCGTATTTTGAACTGCCCTGCCATTATTCTTCCGCTATTGCAAATATTCTCCACATCCTTCTGCGTTCCTTCAGATTCGTTATGCCATTTATAGCAAACCGCTGACCACGGTAAAGAATCGTATGGCTCTTTGTAGGGGTGAAGTTTGTAGTGTACTGGACATCAAAATTGTAGGAATCAATTATCATCCCCTCATTGTGCAGGAAAGTACGGTTGGATGATGTAGGTCTTACCCATGCAAACGTCTCGTAAACAGTAGTCATGGTTTCTACACCACCACCGCTGTCCTGTTCTGTCAGTACAGATGCCTGAAACGCTATCTTTTGGGTCTGACCAATCATATCACAAACCTTGTATTCTGACCAATAATCCTCTCAGCCTCTACTGCATAGTCAAGTTTGCCTTCCATGTACTCGCCCCGATGGTTGAAGATAAAGGCAAACATCTGTAAGATTGCAAGCTTCATGTCAGCAGAAACAGAACTAATGCTGCATTCGTACTCTATGTCATATATGCCATCCAAGTCGATGACAACAAAGTCAGAGTTGACACCCACATTAGACTGCTCATTAGGCTCAAGGATTACGTTCTGTACTGGGAACGTCTGTACGATGTAGTTTACAGAATTGACCGGGGAATGCGGAAGCTTGAACACATTGCCAGCATACAGCGCAACAGTCAGGTTGACCTTTTTAGATACCAATGCCTGTCCCGTAGCCTTCTCAATAGACTGCCTTGCAGCAGACAAATAGATAGGCAATATGCTGTCATAGTCTGTGTAATCTATGGCAGCGTGTAACTTGGCTTGCTCTACTGATACCGGCTCAGAACCTGTGTCAGATATTTTGCTTGACAATATTGTATTTACCGACATTTCCGCTTCTGTAATCGTTTATGATGCCTTCCATCCAAATGGACATATCCGTTAGTTCTTGGGTAGGATCAAGCTCTATTGACCTGTCTATAGCCTTCTGAGATGCCTTCCGGTATCTCCTCTCATCATCCAACTTCTCAATGGCCTTTACCCACTCCGCAACATCGTCCCTATCCTTCACAAATATACCGGCATTTCCGCAATTCTCTTTTAAGCCATCGGTAGGCGAAGCAATCACCGGGATGCCTGATGCCATCGCTTCAGTAGCAGTCCTTCCCCAAGATTCATACTTGGATGGCATTATCAAAATCCTTGTCAGTTTATATGCCTCTCTAATGTCTTGCTGCTTACCCATTATTCGGACATTCGATGGCTGGTCAAGTATCTGACCAATCTTCATTGGCTCAGAATAGGAACCTATGACCCCAAGAAACTTTCGATTAGGCATCTCTTTGGCTATCTCTCTGAGTATCTCTCCACCCTTATTTTGGTCAAGGTTTATCAGGGTAATATGCTCATTGTCCCACGCATCCATTACAACCTTGTAGTGCCGGTAATCGGTCGGAGGATGCAGAACAAAACTGTGATGCGGGTATGCTAACTTCTCCTTTATCCAATTACTGTTATACACAATGAATTGTGGACGGTCTGCACCAATGATATGCTCCCTTGGGAAGTCGTTATGAATGACCTGAAATACTGGCTTACCAAACATACCGGCCAACTGCTGCGACCATGCTGAGTAGTCAAGATGGGTAAATACGGCATCAGCCCATTGAAATAGGCTGATTTCTGTATATTGATCCGGAGGAAAAACATCTACATTGTCATAAAGGTAGTGTGATTCTACCTTGTACTGATTGGCTTGCTTCAGCAATACCTTCACAGTATGTCCCCTTCCTTGAAAGAACTTGACCATCTGATGCAACATCATCTCCGCACCGCAGACGTGCATCGGAGGGTACAAATGAATTGAGCATAAAATATTAGCCATGTGTACTTAAATTACTATCCAAGATTCAGGGTAAATATCTCTCGTTTCCAAGTGTGATGCAGCAGGTCCGAACCATTGTTTAGGGGCTACTACGCATTCAGGTTTATGCGATAACCATGCACCCCACCAACTAAATGTGCTGTTGGCAATGATATGTTTTTTGCAGCTTATCATGTTATACATGGCATCAAGGGTATTGCCACGGTGTATAGTGTGAAACTGTATCTCCGGCAGATATGCTACTGCCCTATCAGGCTCATCACTAAATAACATAATCTTTTGACTACCGGTAATCTTTACGGCATTGTAATAATACTCCGGTGGACAAATTGGATGATAGTCACTTCCATAGTCTCCCATCCTTACGTGTAATGCCGTGAAAGGTGGCGAATATTGCAGTTGTTGCCAAAACTTTAGATAGTATCGTATCTCATCCTCGCAATGCTTAAAATACTTCTCGCTTTGCATATGACCGGTCAAATCCACATTATCAGGTACAAACAAATCGCTGTATCCCCAGTGCATGAAATGCTCAGGATATGGAGTGCCATCCCACAAAGGAAGTGGACGAAGTAAAGCATCTCCTATGTTGTAGTTATCCTCAATGCTAAAACGATTTAGTTGGTCATGATTCACCCATTTTGGGAATGCGAACTCCCGTCCGTATTTCCGAGCAATGCCAATAGTACTTGCAACTTGGAACATCTGATTTCCAAGCCTGCCATATCTTCCCAAGGCACTAAAAATCATCATTGCGCTTCCTATGATGGTTAAAGATTACAGGATAGCAGTCAGATTCGTATCCGGTATGGTCATAGATAAACTGACCGTTATTGTACGATGCCGGCCACCAATGCTTTTCTATTCCGTATTTAGCCGCTACGCAGGTAAGTATTGCCTGATCGTGCCGATGCTCCTGAAAGCCGATAAAATGCGTTTCACATGGACTGTCATCAATAAACCCAGGTATCTGACACCAAAGCAGCCACTCATGTATAAATGACCGACCAAAGTCATTATTGCGTACAATTATGACTGATGCCTGACATTGCTTACCAATCTTGTACGGCTTTGGTAGTATCGCATTTTGGACATTGTACTTGCACCAATGCTCATGCTCATACATATTGCCAAACAGAAATACATCTTTGCCGTGATACGGAATGTAATCTATGCTATTTATGAACTCAACACCAGCATCTGTATAAACTAAGTACTGACATTCATCAAGACTCTGTAAAGCCTGTAAAATGATTTTAGGCTTCCATAGCCAATATCCTGCACCTCTATCCTGTGACAGGATTTTATGGTTTACCTGCTTCCATTTCTCATCAAGAATATCCAATGAATACCTATAACTGCTGTAACATCCATGCTTTATTGCGCTGTCTTGACACAATTCAGCAGCCTTGGTCATCCGGTCATCGCAGTACGTGATATGGTGTATCATTGGATGCTTTTTAGGTATTCTTCAGATGCTTTGAACGTATCCGTATAATCTACATTACGGTTCCACAAATCACTATGCGATGGAGCCTGCACAGCAAGGAATGGGACTGTGCAAAGTGCATAGAAGTCAGGTAGTCTATCACTAAGCCAAGCATCATACATGATCTTGCTATTAGGCTGATAGTTATGAACGATGTAATCTACTGCTGCCCTGTGATATCCTATTGCATGGGTAGTGTACCCACAAAATACCCTTCTGAGGTAATTAGAGACGTATTGTGGCTCTTTGTGTTCAGGATAAGGCCTTGCATTCATTCCGTAATAAATGAGCATAGAATTGAGCCAAAATTCATCCTCATGGGTATGAACTTGCTCAACGACATTCATATTACGGAACCGGCAATCATCCTCAAGGACTAATATTCGGTCAAGATCAGACTTACTAAAATTTTTTAATATCTCGTAGTGGGAGTGGTTGAAGGAATCACGTGGAGTATCCATCGGTAACGCATCGAAATACTCATATCGAAGGTTTATGAGATCAGCGTGCTTGTCAAATTCCTTCCTTCTGTCCTTTCGCTCCGGCTGTGACAAAACCACAACCTTATCGTAATACTTGTTGAACATAGGTAAAAAAATTAGGCGTACCCAAAGATACGCCCAATTCAGAAGATCAAATCAAAGTAACCAGCACTTATGTTCCGGTCGTGCCGTAAACGGCAGCGGTCGGTTGGAAGGACAGGAGTTCAATGCGAGCCTCAGCACGGTAGGTGACGAGGTTCTTGATGAAGTCATCCTGATCCGTCTCAGTAGAACGAACTTGGAATCCGCTGGCCTGTGCGATGGCAAAGGCATCGGTGTTCATGCAGTAGAACCTGCTGCCGGTAACCTGGCTGTGAGGAACTACGGGAACGCCATTGATACGTACATTACCATTAGCGTCAATACCAACAGAGGCAGGTACAGAGAAATCGCTCGGCTTCGTCAACAGAACTTTGCTCCAAGCATCCCAAGTAGTCAGGATGAGGTTTGCCATTCCGAGACCCAGGTTGCCGTGCTGCGCAAGGGCAGAAATCATCTTTGAAACCGTGATGGTCTCAGAAGTTGACAGAGCCGTTGAGTTGGTGGCAATGTTGTTAAGGAAACGGGTGTTGACCGCACGGTTCCAATCTTCAACGAGAGATTGGCTCAGGTAGGCTTGCAGGAACGGAAGGTCTTGCAGCATCTGACGAGAAACCTTGGCGTAACCGGCAATGAACGGAACAGAGGTGTTAACCATCGTTACGTCATAATCCAGTTGTACCTTGGCTTGGCCTTCAGTTTGCGCACCAAAGGAACCTTCGCCAACCGGGGAATTACCACGGGGGAACGTAACGTTACCGGTAGCGGTCGGGATGATGCGGAAGATATCGTACAGATGCGGGTTGTAGAAACTCCGCATGATCGGGTTCTGCACATAGCTGATCTGAGACGTACCGGTAAGGTTTGTACCCAGGGTCATCACACCAGCGTCCTTCATCTGCATGAAAGGACTTTCGCTCTTGATCTTGTCAAAGTTCTCAGATACTACGTCAACAACAGCAGCCTTCAGATAGTCGGAATGATTCCAACCGGCCTTTGCTTCACTGGCAATAGCACCTTTGACTTTACCGGATTCAGCGAGAACCTTGTCAACGCTCTTTTTCAGTTCTGCGAGGGTTTCGCTCTTTTTCTGTGCGTCCTCGTTCATTTCATTGATACGGGCTTCGGTTTGTTCGTTGATTTTCTTGAACTCAGAAGCCAGTTCCTCCTTGTATCCCTTCAGTTTCGGATCAAGGATGTCCGTGATTTGTTTTACAGTTTCACTCATTTCAGAAGTGTTTAAAAGTGAGAAGATTTATTGCATCAAGCAAGTCCTCATCACCTTTTTGCTGGGAAGGTGCTTCAACAGCTGCCTTGCCGCTACTCATGGTTTCTATGACCTGATACAGTTGCTTAATTTCTATCAAACAGGCTTCAATAGCCTCGTCAGATGCGTCAGTATTCCTTACAAATTTTTCAAAGGTCTTTATCCTATCCTTTATCTCCACAGCACTCTTCAATCCCAACAGCGGGGTCATCTCATTTGCACCCCATGCAGTAAGGGAAGAACCCTCGTACAACTTGACATCCAAAATCTCATTCGGACCACCCTTGCTGCGATTTTGTCTGATTGTAGAAAAACCAATAGAATGCTCTTTAATCAGTCCGGATTCTACCATCTTGATAAAGTCCTGACCAAGATTGTGGCTACCGACCTTGGATTCATAGTACAGTCCGTAATCATCCTCCTTCAGTTCTTGTATAACTCCCAAAGGCTGAGAAGGGTTGTGATTCATTAAGTGCTTAATGCGTCCTTTAGGAAACCACTCCTCCAAGCTGCGCTTGAATGCACCCCTTCTGATGATATCATTGTCGGAATCCACATTATCGAATGCTGAAAAATATCCGGTAACAATTCCTTGCTTCCGGTCAACATCCTTTATGCTATTGTCGATTGACTTATATGCGTAGATCATTGTAATATCTTTGTTGTCAATTTGTTCAAGCTTTCTTATAGCCCAGTTTATGCCTGCATCGCCTCCCCAAGCATCCCACATCAATCCTCCGCATCCTTCGCTATACGGCACATCCTTGTTCTGCTGATGCCGCTTGAATGATGCCATCCTTGCAATAGTATCCCGGCTTATCTTCTCTCTGTTCGCTAACTGATTTGCTCTCGCCCAGCCTACTGATGTTCCGCATGATG